GTCATACCATGGCTGGAATAGTTGGTTCTGTAATTGTCTAGTTATAGCCAATGGGAAACTAGCAAGTCCTATCTCTGTCTGGGCTGATGATTCCTCAGCGTTTGCGTATTGATGGGATTCCTCCTGTCCCTGCTTACCTGTGAAAGTCTGCAGACCTTTGAGGATCTCTCCTTGAACCATATCTGTGAACATTGTAGGGTCAAAAGCCCGTGCTGCTGTGCCAAGTTCTTGAACTTCCACTTTGTTTCCCACAACAATATCCTCTCCAGTGTCAAGGCTAGCGAGGTCTGAGGATAGTTGAGAACGTTCAGCAGTTGAGGCGTTCTGTGCGACGTAGACATTGTGTGGGGTGTATCGTCTCTCAGTCAGGTGCATTGTCATGGCAGTAGAGTATTTCCTATCCATAAGGCTAGGGAGTTTCTTTTGCACTGTACCTGACGGAGTAATTTCCTCAAAGTCTCTAGTAGAGGTTAATGCTACCATTACTCCTGTACCAAACATTGAGGCGTTAATTGGATTCCACAAAAAGTGCATAATGTCTGCAGCATTGTGGTAGCCCTGATATTCAGAGCCTCTAAATTCAAATTTGTAAGGTTGTCTTTGTCTGTCCCACCATATACGGACAGCAGATGAAATAGGGATATTCATTAAATCGTCTTTATTTCTGATATTGTTAATTCCTAAACGTGGTTTCCAAAAACTATTCCCATAGGTAATTACTTCTTTTACTAGGATAGTGTCAATCCAGTCAAAGTCTATGTCTTTGGAGAATTGTGACATTTTGTCCTGCACTGCCTCTATTTCTGATTTCCAGTAGTGGGCTCCTCCTGTAATTTTAGATGATAAATCATTGACTGCTAGGGCTACGTCCTCGTCTCTCTCTGCGTAATAGGATTGAACAGAAAAAGGGACTGTAGGGGTATCGAATGTTCTTGAGGTATAACCCTCTCTGGAATACGACCCTACAGTTGAGAGTTCTGCTCCAAACACAGGCTGGGAGAATCCCTGCTCATGTGACATGGCTGCAGCGTATTGGATTGAGTTTACGTTCAAGTGCTGGTTTTGTAAGCGTCCAGTATTGACTTGGTTTCCTCCAGAGATAATATCTCCTAGTCCTCTACGTAGTCTCGAACCGAATCCCATGATAATTTAGGGCATTATCTCGATAAAAGTGTCAATCATTGTAAATCTCGATCATATTCCTGACGTTACTCTCCTTGAGGTATTTGCCGCCAGTGCCTCTCTTTGGTCTATTCTTATAAAATTCAGGGTGTACGATATTAGCACAGTCAAAACATAACTGCCATTCAGTCCAGTTGTGGGCGTATGGGTTTTTAGTAATTTTCTTACAGCCAGTGTGATACCTATAACCAATACAACGCAAACGCTTACGGTTAAAACTTAGCGAAGTATGTACGAATATAGTTATCTATTAACGATTATTGACTATTTGCGTGCTTCCTGCCTCCGCCTGTCAAGCCTAGATAATGACACCTAGCACACTGACCGTGGATCCAACAGTGTTTAAACTTGGTTTTGCTGTGGAGGTTTGTTTTGGTACAAGTCTTACATCTCATAACTACAGTCGCCCTCATGGTCTTTAGTGAGCAGGCACCTAAGAGTATATGGATTGTCTCTTTGCCAAATTGTCATAACGTTCACACATCTATGTCTGATATGGTTAGGGTTTTGGGTATTCATAGTCCTCTATGTCTACAAGTCCTAAAGAATCGCATACATTAATAAAATTGACATTCATACTAATTTCACTTTATGTTTGAGATTATTTCTGTTATAATTATCTAATGCTTTTGCTATGATAAATTTCTCATGTGGATTAGGTTTCCTGTGACCGTCCATGTTATTCTGTTTGAACATATCCTCAGTTTTGTTAAGGTGTGGTATGTCTGGCATATCCTCTAGTTTATGGACTACAACGTCCTCAAAGCCGTCAAATTTTGATAAGTGATATTCAAAGTCTACTCTATTGCAGGGATTTTCATTACCGTATTGAATGGAGGGTTTGTCAATTTCCAAGAATTTCTCTAAGGTGTGGTTTTTGTGGTATCCAAAGAACCAATACATTGACCATATAGCGTCCACGGGATTTCTTACTATTACTACAGGAAAGTGCGTATCTCTGAACGGTTCGTAAGTTGGCAGACAATTAACTGACGTAATGTCCTCAGTGGTATGGATAGTTGAGACCCAGTCTGGATATTTGTTGGTATACCATTTGATTATAGAATTAATGCCACATTTCTGAAAGCCCATGATATAGGGGGATCTATTCATTGAATCCGTCCTCATATTTGTGATAGTCAGGTCTTTTAGTAAATTTGTTGCCCTTATTCTCCCATGGAAAATCATCATATTGTTGCATATCTGATAGTTTAAGGAATATAGGATCTGTGTCTTTCCATTCTTTTTCTATAAAGTCAAGGTCTGTAATGTGGGTTTTATGTGAAGTAATGAAAATAGGTCTGCGGTCTCCCCATAGTTGTGCATACATGGCAGGAGTTCTCTGTCTATAGGCTGTCTCGTTTCTGATTACATCATAGCCCTTTTGAACCATAAATCGCTCAAGTGAGCAAGTCCCATTATGTGCTACTCCCATTATGATATATTTCTTGGATTTATCGAGATCCATGGTTTAACTATTTAATTTCCCTATTTACCGCTTTCGTCTAACTCTGCTAATACTGAATGAGCCCTCATCATAATTGTTATCTCCTACCATACAGTAAATGATAGCCATCATAGAGTCTGGAGGGTGGTTAAACTCCTTACGTACTCTTTGCCTGCCGTCCTCTACTGCTCCCTCCTGTTGTTTTTCCAAGTCCTTACGGGTTAATTGCACCCAGTCCTTAACTAGCCAGTCTGTCTCCCAGTTCTTAGCATAAGGGATCATAAGTTTAGGTATAGCGATAGGATCGTCCTCTCTTGTTAATTCTCTCCATGGTTCTCTGATATGAGCACAGTCTACTTTCCAGCCTATAAAATCGACAAACTGTTGAATGATAGTAGTTTTGTCTACTTGGAATCTGCCAAGTTCTTCTCCCTCTGGCTCTGAGTCTGCTTGAATGTCCATGTGGGGCTTTGTTTCATCTGATATGGTTCTGCAGGAGTAAAATGTGGATTTTCCAAGTCCTGAGAATGGTTGATCCTGTGAGTCTCTGCCTCCGTCCTGAATAACGGGTACCATATCCTGTCCATGCCCAATATCTCCAACTGCTATATCGACTCCGTATGCTGCGAAAGTTTCTGCGATATGTCTGGCTTTGTCGTATGGGTGGTCTGTTTGGGCGATTTTTTCAATCCATGCGAGTTGATAACGCTTTGACTTCCTCCAGTGTAAGAGAATTGCCAAAACTGTTGTAGGGGTTGTCGTGCTAGATCCGAAGTCAATACCACCCAGTACCCTGAGTTCGTTACCATATTGATTCTTGAGTTCTCTTACCTCGTCTCCTGATAAAAGGTTTAGATATTCATACGGTCTCATGCAGGCTTTGACCATTTCTGGAGTGATAGGTCTCCTCTCTGCCTTGTAGAATTTGCCCTCACAGTGACTTAGGAATATTGACTGTGGCTGATTTTTCTCCTGCCATTCTATACTAATGTTTGATGGGATTTGATAGTCATTAACGGCACTATGAATAGTCAATGGAATAGATGGGAATATTCTTTGCGGTAGGTGGTAGCCTCTTACCTCTGTAGCGTCTGGGTTTTGTGGTATCCATTGTCCTGCTAGTATTTTCTTTAGATCCTCTGGGCTGTTATTAATTATGCCATACTCATCATAGGTTAGGTTATTTCTCCAGCCTTGATGTTCGTACTTTCGTCCTGTACTTTTGTCGGTATAATCGCTGCTATCATCATAGATCCACTCTCTTTGATCACTTGCGAGCCAACGGTTATCCCATTCAGAGCCTGCCTCTCCTCCAATCCCCATAGTCTCAAACTGTCCATGTGTTTGAGTAAGTGAGTAGGTAGCATGAGATACAAATTGGTAATCATGGTATTGTGTCTCGTCAAAGGCTAGATAATAATTACTCTTACCCTCTACGTTCTTGTATTCTCCCTCGTCTGTGACCATGTAGCCAACTGAGCCATTCAAGCACTCCAGAGTATCTACTGCAGCACGTCCTCCATGTGGGAGATAAGCCCTTAGATTATCATTAGCCAGCATGGTCTCACGTCTAAATCGTTGTCTACTAAATGCTGATTTGTGGGGCTCATTGTCTGCCACGTATGTGACTTCTTTGCCCTTATTGCGTAGTAGTTTGCTTGCTACCTTATCTGCAGCATAGGTAGTTTTGTGAGTCTGTCTGCCTGCGAGGATTGTCTT